AGGACCGTCTCCTTTTTTTATGAGTCTGTTGCGTGTTTCTATTGATTTCAACAAGTTTTTTTGTTTATACGCCGCGTATTCTTCCGGATGGAATTTGTCGAGCCATTTATTGAAGGCTCTGGGTATTGGGTAGTCCTTGTCGAGCATTTTTACTTGGCCGGAGATAAGAAGATCTTTCCAGTACGTTTTAAGCCAAGTAAGTCCAATACCATGTCCGTTGCGGCCGTATTGTTTTTTTCTGTGTCCTGAGTTGACGTCGAGTTCGTCGAGTGAGTCTGTAACATAAGCACCGACGTAGAGGGCGAGGTCGAAGGTGATTTTTTCGACTTGGACTCGTCCTTTTTTCCAGATTTTTTCGAGTTTGTCTGAAGTATGAATTGGATTTCCCTTTTTGGAGTAATCACCAGTGAAGCGCATGTCGCTAAAGCTATGGTTGAATATAATGCCATGAAAGTGTTTGCGACCAAAGGTGTCTCCGTATTCTCCGCACATGACTTGCTTGATTTGTTTGTGAGTGTGCGAGTTTGAGTGCCCGAGTTGGTAACGGGCGAGTTGCCTTTTGGAAGGCGGGTATTTGCAGATTTTGGTTTGACATTCCGCCTGGCGGAAGTTTTTGACGAATTGTGCCCAATCGTCGTGGTTGAGATCCGGATGATCCAGATCCTTGTAAGTTAGAGTGATGAAGGTTGTGGCCTCCGGCCAGCATGATGCTTCTAGCATGATTTGGACCGCCTTAGAGTAACGGCGGTCGATGCGACAGAGTTCGCATTTGCCACAGGGGATGTCGTGGACGTGTTGAGATGGGCCGTTCGCGAGCTCGTGAACGGTTTTTTCTTGATTTCGGGGGCCGAGGAATTTAGAATTCCCGAATTGGCCTCCGATGCCAATAAGATTGGGTCTTGAACATGCCACGTGTTTGAGGCCTTTTTTTTAGAGGCGGATTCCGCCGCGATTTCCCATTTTTGAAGGCTGATGATTGATCTTCCGGCTGGAAGAGTTGCGTTTGAAATGTCCGCGAGATTTCCCGCGAGACATAGATTTTCTGTAAGCCATGTGGTTTTCCCCCTGTGTTTTTTGAGTATTCGGCATTTTTTGTGAAAAGCCTAATGATTTTATGACTTTTATTAAAAAGTCATTTGGCACAAATATGACAAGATAGATGATTTGTGCCGTTCAGGCGACGCTTTCCTGGTCGGTCCTCCTTCGGAGCCTGAGTTTATACTTCGTATTAGCGTCTTAGCGACGCGTTATTAGGGGAAGTGGGAGGCGTACCTCCCTTTCCCCTAACACCCCTCTACCCTCGATATAGGACCCCGCGGCTCGTCGTGACCGCGGGTTTACCTAAAGTGGGTTTCACTCGTCGGGGTTTTAGCCCTCCTCGTTGCAACGATGGACACCGCGCGCCGGTTGCGGCGCTATTGCGGTGTCGTGGAGTTTGTTTTTTTTGATGTCCGAGAGAGCTTGAATAATTTGACATGGGGCTATGGTCGCGCACGCGATTGACCACGCGCACGTGATATTGCCCTTGTGATTTAGTCTATAGCTCTGATGACATCAGAAAAATCCTTTTTTGGACCCGGTTACCGGGGCTATCTTCGAGCCCGGATTAACCGGGTTCAAAAAGGAGTTTTTATGAAGTTATCTGAGTTAAAGAATAAAGCACAGGGGCTTTATCTTACGTTACGCGGTCATGGTCTTTCGCATTCGCTGGCCATGGCCGCTGTTGTCGAAATGATTTTCGAGCTTTCTAAGGAAGTTGAAGAAGAGAAGGGAGAGGCCCCTTAAGGGGCCTTTTTTTGTCCCTCAGCCGCCGGGACGGGCGGTGTGGAGGGAGTACCCTCTAGTTTTGGTTTAGGTTGGAAGATTCCGTAAGAGACGCACGCGTCGAAGTTTTGCGGATCTTTTATGAATTGGAAGAAGCCTTGAGGTGAGTTGCCGAAGTCGTTCCGAAGTTTTGCAGGTAGAGCTTCGAACGCTTCTTGAGCAGTGGCGATAGTTTGCATGTGATCGGCGAATTCGCCGAGTTGAGTGAAGTCGCCGTATTTGGCTTGTGCGGCACGTACATGAGATACGATGCCGGTTTTTTGATATTTAGCGAGGATAGTATTTATGTTTACCTCGTCTTTGAAGTGTTGCTGAGTGCGCGAAACGTGATCGTTGAAAGCGATGATACGTTCGCGAGTGGAGAATTTGCCTCTGATGAGTGGGTTCATTTTTTTATCCATCCGTTCTTTTGAAATTGTTTCCTGATTGGGTCGCGAGGGATCGCTCGTTGTATATTGCCCTGGTAGTTGCCCAGATCCAGGAGGTCTTTGCCGATGGAGGGTAGGTCCATCAGGGCTTTTGGAGAGTTGCTCAGGCCCGTGGAGATTTTGTCCATCATTTGGGCCTGAGGGGTAAGGATCTTCGTTTCCTTGATCGTCTTCGCAGCCTGTGCTTTGGCTGCTAGGGATTGAGACATGTTTAAGGCGCTTGCGCTGTTTGATTGTTCCTCCTGTGCTTTCATAAGCAGTTTCTGTTGATCGGCGATGCCGAGATCTTTGCGGGCTAGAACGGCGTCTTTTGCAGAAGACGCGGCTTTAGCGCCGATGTCGGAGTCTGTTGTCGAGAGTGCTCCGGTTGGAGATGAAGCGCCGGCGCCGCCTGTGGCGGAGAGAATTGGATTTAAGCCGGCGAGTTTTAAGTCGGTGACTTCGCGCTGGTGCGCGGTATTAGACATGCGCTCTTGGAAGCGCATTTGAGCGTTTGCTGATTGGCGATTTTGATCGGCAGCGAAGAGGCTGCCTGCTAGTGAAGCGGCGCCGCTCAGTGCGGCGGCGCCTATTTCGTATGACATTTTAGATCCTCATTAAGCCGGGTGCTGAGTACATAGGCATGACCCGGGCGGATGTGTTTTCTACGAGACAGTCGAAGATGAAGTGTGGTTCCGAAGGAACCGCTATTGTGCGATCGACTGGAGCGTTTTCTTGGATGAAGGCGTCGTTGAGAGTAGGAAGCGTGTCATAGTCTTTAGCTAAGTGCCACGCGTCAAGAGTTCCGGCCGCATTGGATCTGAAGAGGCCGGTAACTTTAGAAGTTTTGTAGCGATATTCGGCCCAGCGTTCCTGGTAGCCGAAGACGCCTTGGTTTACCGGGCTTGAGCCGTTTGCCCAGATTTCTTGGTTTAAGATGGCTTGTTCGCCCAGATTGGCGAAAGCGGGATAGTAGTAGTCAAAGCGAGTTCTACGTGACCAATGACGGTCGAGGCCGTCTTGGTATGAGAGGTCGGCCCGAACGGCGACCAGTCCGATTACGTAGCCGAATTCGGTGAAGGATTTTACAAAGCCAGAGCTTTGTCCTACGGTGCCGAAGGCAGCGAGGTTACCTTGAGGAGTGTCGGAAGATTCCGAAGTTTGTTGCACCGGGTGTATATTGACCATGGTGCGGTTATAGCCCAGAAATTCTGGGCGTTGGAGACGGAAGTCAGGGTTGATGACTCCATAGTGATTGTAGATCATTTCGATGAAGCGGGTTCCACCGCGCATATCGAGTTCGTAAACTTGCTGAACTGTTACCGCTTCGCGGAAAGCGTTTACGGTGAGTGCTGAAGCATCGGTTAGATCCGCAGTTACTCCGTCCGCGAGATCGATAGAGAGGGTGCCTTGAACACCCATAATGATTTGGTTTGTACCGGCGCCAGAGCGCATTGTATTTACGGATAGGCGTCCCGGGTCTGTGCCGGACGCTTGGTAGGCGAGGAGCGGTCCCATTTGAGCGCCTGGTGTAGGGTCAGTATTGATATCAGTACCAACGTAGCCAGACTGAGGGAAAGTACCAGTAACAGGAGCAGTAGAGCCGAGGGAGAATTCGACCGCAGGGCCTTTTTGAGGCGAGGGTCGAGCGGTAGTGAAGTAGTCTTTGTAAGCATTGATGCGTTGGAGAGTATAGGCAGTTGGGAGATCGGGGCCGTCTCCGCGAGTTTCTGTGAGAGAGTCTTGGAGGTCTTGATCGCGGAACCAGTCGTTGTAAATTTTATAGTACATCCGGAAGGGTAGCGCAGATATTGAGTTAGTAAGGACCGTCGTATTTTGCATAGGTAGGCCGAGGTTGTCCCAGAGGGACCCGACAGCGGGGGCGGCCATAGCGGTAACGTTGATGACGGGAGTTGTGTAGTCGGTAGAGGAGTCAGGGTCTGTGCGTTCGCCGTGTTGTTTGGTGAAGTTGTCCCAGACGAGGCGGTTAGGGACGAAGAACCAGAATTTTTCCATGTACATATTATCCATGATAGGAAAAATCGGGGTAGCGAGACGAGCAAAGCTTTTTTCTCTGACATTGAAGGTATCTCCTGGGATTACATCGTCGATGTAGAACGGGATAAGTACACCTTCGTCGAAGGTGTGTTTGTGACGCGAGACGCGTTTGAATTGTGACCGAGGACGGCTGACGGAAGGGACTTTTGCGAAGTGGTCTTGGAAGGCTGAGGCTAGCATGTGTTTTTTCCTATGTTGAGGTTGAAAAAAAGCCCCGGAAGGATAACCGGGGCTTATAACTGAGTTGGTTTAGTCTAAAGATTCTTTGAAGTCTTGCACTAGGCCAAGACAGTTTAGTTGGGCATGAGGTGACACCGTGCCCGTTAAGGGATTGTAGTCGCCTATTTCGTAGATTGCGAAGTCTTGCGGATGTTTGGCCCATATTGCCTGTCCGCTTTTAAGAGCTGTTTGAACTTCGCGGATTAAGGCGCCTTTTGTTTCTGTGCAGAAGGGCGGGCCGTAGGTTTGTGACTTGTCGTCTTTGAAGCAAAAGATTTTATGCGGTTCCATTGAATGTTCCATCTGTTTTCCTTTTGTTATTGTTGTGAGCGATGATTCTGCCTTTGGCTTGCGCCCGGCGCAGAGGACCGTCTCCTTTTTTTATGAGTCTGTTGCGTGTTTCTATTGATTTCAACAAGTTTTTTTGTTTATACGCCGCGTATTCTTCCGGATGGAATTTGTCGAGCCATTTATTGAAGGCTCTG